CGTTCTCCGGAACGGGGGCGGAAGACGCTGTAAAGGTCATCAAGGAGCAGGAGAAGTCTGCCAAGGAGCCCGAAAAGGGCAAGACGCTATCCGAGGCGGCTTCGGAGCTTGGCAAAAAGGGTGGGAAGGCTGCCGCGGAATCCCGCGCAGCGAAGCAGGCCGAAACGGACAAGGCCCAGCCCGCCAATACCGAGAAGGACGCGGCGGCCGAGCCGGAAAAGAAGGCCGCCGACGTCGAAGACGACGATGCGGACCTAGCCCCGCACCCCCGCGCCAAGGCCCGCGTCGAGGAAGCCACTAGGAAGGCCAAGGAAGCCCGCGAAGAGGCGCAGCGGGAGCGGGATGCCCGAGTACGCCTAGAGACTCGTCTAGAGGCTCTGGAGCGAACGTCGCGGCCCGCAGAGCGAGAGGCCAAGCCCGCTGAGTCTCGCTCCGACGAACCGAAGCTCAAGGACTTCTTGGCCAATCACGGCGCCGGGAACGAAGCCGAAGCGCTCGAAGAGTGGACGAACAAGCGGGATGAGTGGCGGGATTCTCAGCGCGCGGAGAAGGACAACGCCCGGCGCCACATCGAAGGCATCGCGGCCAAGCACGCCGGAGTCTTCAAGCACGTAACCGAAATGACCAAGACGGACCCCGAGTATTGGGGAGCCGTCCAGGACATCGCGGCCGAACTCGTCCCCACGGAAAGCATCAACTTCAAGACGGGTCAGTATCACCGTGTTGAGAGACCAGGGGCCTTGAATTGGCTTGCCGATGAACTCCACGATCGGCCCGAGATCGCGCCCGGAGTCATGAAGTACCTCTCAGAGAACCGAGACGACTACGCGACGATCAAGGCGTATCGCAGCGACAAAGACGTAACCCGCGCAGTAGCAATTATCGAGGCTCATTTGGGACGCGCCACCGCTGGCGAACCGCGTTCCGAGGAGCGGCCGGTGTCGAAACCGGTGTCGAGTATGGCGCCTCCTCCCGTGCGGCCAGTCACGGGTGCGCCGTCTACAGGGTCGAGTGCGGATCCGTACCCACGAGAAGGCGAACAGTTCGACTCGTGGTATCGGCGCACGAACGGAAAGAGAACCGCGGCCCGGTAGTTAAACGTCCCCGGACGTTGAGGATCACATGGCTAACACTCTTGTGAACTCGACCCTCGTTACTTATGAGACCCTTCGGCGCTTCGCCAACAGTCTCAAGGGCGTGGGTCAGTTCAATCGTCAGTACTCCGACGAGTACGCCAAGACCGGCGGAAAGATCGGCGACACGGCGAAGATTCGTCTTCCCCAGCAGTACGAAGTCTCGTCCGGTGAGGAACTGGTTGAACAGAACCTTCTGGACCGTACCGTCACCCTGATCCTCAACCGGCGTCGTCACATCGGCATGGGCTGGTCCACGCAGGAACAGACCATTGACCTTGACGATCTGAGAAGCCGTTACACCAACCCCGCGGGCGACACCCTGGCTTCCGTCTATGACCAGCTCGCAATGGCGGACGTGTACAAGCAGGTCTACAACGCGATCGGAACTCCCGGAACCGCTGCGACGGCTGCGATCACCTACTCGAACGCCCGGACGAAGATCGCGGACCAGGCCGGTCCCACGAACGGCATCGTCGCCGTCCTGACTCCCTATTCCCAGGCTGTCATCGCTGATTCGGTCAAGGGGTATTTCGCTCCCGAGGACCGGATTCGCGAGGCGTGGGTTGAGGGGATGTTCGCAATGGGCCAGCTCGGGATCGACAAGTGGTTCATGGACCAGAACGTGCCCCGCTTCACCACGGGCGCTGCTACTACCGCGACGCCTCTGGTCAACGGTGCGGGTCAGACCGGCTCCAGCCTCATCACTGACGGTTGGGGAACTGCTGGTTTGGTTCTCCGCAAGGGCGACACGCTCAGCCTCGGCGGCGTTCAGTGGCTCAATCCGCTGTCCAAGGAAAACGTCGGCGCCAACGTTCAGGTGGTTCTGACGGCTGACGTGACTCCTGACGGTTCGGGCAACGCTACGCTGTCGATCTCGCCCGCGCTTATCACGAGCGGTCCTCTCGCCAACGTGAGCGGCGCTCCGGCGGACAACGCGGTCATCACGTACCTCGCCATGTCGGCGGGTGGATCGCAGACGGCGACCATCACCGCACAGAACCTCGTCTTCCATCGGGATGCGTTCTATTCCGCGATGGTGGATCTGGTCAAGCCCACGGCCGGCGCTGACAGTTCTGTAGTGTCGAGTCGTGACCTCAACATCAGCCTCCGGTTGGTGCAGCAGTACGACATTATCAAGGACCGCAACCGCTCGCGCCTTGATTTCCTCGCCGGATTCGTGGCTGGCAAGCCTGAGTTTGCCACCCGCGTTTACGGCGGACAGTAGGAGATCGGCAAATGGCTGTCACTCAGATCGCATCGACCACTCTTACGAACGCAATCACGGCCAAAGACGACACGTTCGTCGTTGGCTCCACGGCTGGTATCACTGCCGGTGTCAGCGGTGGCGCTGTCAATTGGCTCGTCTTCGCCGGAAAGGGCGGAGTCGAAGTCTGCAAGGTCCAGGCGGTTCCCGTCTCCGGGACCGTACAGGTGTTCCGTGGCCAGCAGGGCACCAAGGCGCGCGCCCATACTGCGAACACGATCATCTACTACGGCACCCCTGATGTGTTCCGCAACGTGCGGGATAACGTCGCTGGTGTCCTCGGTGACTCGGTTCAGCTTCCCGAGTACTGCCTTCCCGGCACTCGCGCCCGTGACGGCGCGGGTAACGAGTACGTCATGGTCGATCTTCAGATGACCACGTACAGCGGCGTCACTGTCCTGATCGACTCCGCGCACGACGCGACGTACTTCGCGGCCGTGCTCGTGGGTGGAAACCAGGGCTTCGTCGGCGTCATGGCCGAAGAGGGCACGTCCAACCAGTGGGCGTGGGCGCAAATCTACGGCAAGACCGTTGCGCAGGATGCCACCGCGACGTCTGCGGCTGACTCCACGTACGTTCCCACGGCGGCGACGTCCGTCTCCACTCCGGCGGCGGGCATGGCGGCTATCGCGGGCACTTCTGCGATCGCCGGCACCGTGTTCCTCATCAAGGGCATGTTCATCGATGGGGCTGCGACCTCCGCGACGACCTCTGCCACGTCGCACACGGGTATTCAGGTTCCCGTGACCCTGAACTATCCCTTCGTGACCGTTTGGCCGGATGTGATCTCCAGCTAAATGGCAATGGTCTTTGGCGGGTCCCCGGTGTCTTTGCCTCTGGCACCGGGGACGTCCGTTCGTTCGATGCGCAAGGTCGCCTTTCTGGGATCTCACAGTGCCTCGCTCGCGTCGTGTCCCTGGTTTGATCCCTCGTGGGAGTTCTGGGGACATGCGTCTTCGCGGGCTTGGTACAAGCACGAGGCGCACCGCTATTTCGATACGCACCGTCCGGAGTGCTGGACGATCGAGCGGAAGGGCGGGCGCTACATGAACTGGCTCAAGAGCAACACGGTTCCGATCTACATGCAGGACAAGTACCCCGACATCCCGGCGAGCCGGAAGTATCCGAAGGACAGGCTTCTAGCGGAGTACGGGGGCGTCAGGGACTACGCAAAGAACCACTTCGCCTGGATGGCAATGATGGCCCTTGCTGAAGGTGTCCAGACTATCGGGGTTTGGGGCATCAACTACGGGCACGTTTCCGAATACGTGATGCAGCGAGGCTCCGCGGAGTACTGGCTCGGTCGTCTGGAAGGGGCCGGCGTTCGTCTCATCATCCCCGACGAATGCACGCTTCTCGCTGAACCAAAGGGCCTCTACGGCTACGAATCCCACGACAAGAACGGAAAGCTCGTGGACGCCTACCGAGAGCGCATTCCCAAACCGGCAGAAACGATTCTGCCAATTGGCCAGGGCGGGGAGAAGTACGAACTGGCCAAGCTCCCGGCGCATCTCAAGGACCAGATCGCGCAGGACGAGATGGAGCGGCCCGCATGGGCAAACCCCGCACTAATCGGCCGTTCTGACGGCCAAGCACAGGGAGAAGCATGAGCGATATTGAAATCCTGCCCACCGCGGCGAACGACCCCGAATACAACCGCGAGGGCGGGATCGTCGTGACTCCGGGGAGTGCCCATCAGGTGTACATGGCGAGGTTTGAACAGCTTCCCCATTCCAAGTGGGCGTTTGGCAATCCGGGGAACCCGTACGTGTTCCGACGTTGGCCCGCGATGATGTACCACGCGGAACGGTATCTCGGGCAGATCAAGTGCATGGAAGGCGAGCCCCAGAGGTACGAGTTCCAGCACGACCAGAACTATCTCCAGGCTGTCGAGGGCGCGAAGCACTTTACTGCCAAGTGCATCCGCATCGTGAACAGCCAGGAGGAATGGGCGCGCGCGATGGAAGAGGGTTGGCGGGACGGCCCCGCCGAAGCCATTCAGGCGTGCAAGGACCGTGAGGACGGGGTGTCGCAGGTCATCGCGCATACCAACTACGAGGACCGGAACATGTCCGAGGCCGCGAAGGCGGAGAAGTCTGCCGTCGAGGCCGAGAATGGCAACGTCCCGGTTGCGGAAGTCAAGCGCAAGTACGTGCGGAAGACGAAGAAGATCGCAACGGCCTGAGGCTATGACTCGTGGCCACTCTCATCGAACTCATCACCGACGCTCTCGGTGAGATCGGGGTACTAGGCTCCGGCGCGGCTCCTGATGCGTCTCAGGCGGCGCACGCCCTGCGGAGGATCAACGACCTTCTAGGGCAGTACGCCGCGGATCCGGGTCTGATCTACAAGGTCACGGCGACGGAGTGGACCATCGTCGCGAGTACGCAGAACTACTCCGTGGGTGTGGGGTCCACGGTGAACGTGGCTCCTCCGGCGCTGAACGCCGTTCAGTCCATCGGGTTCAAAGATACCACTCCCGATCCGGATTACGAGTTCTGCCGCGAGAAGCCCTATTCCGAGGAAGAGTGGGCTTCCATCACGATCAAGGCTCAGACGGCCACGTATCCGCAGAGGGCTTACTACAACCCCACCGTCTCCACGGCGACCATTTCCCTTTGGCCGATCCCTACCGCGTCAAATCTCAAGGGGATTTTGTACGCCCTCGAAGCCGTGGCGCAGTTCGCGGCGGTGACGGACACGATCTCTCTCCCGGATCAATACCGGCGGATGTTGGTCAAGAACCTCGCTCTAGAGCTGGCCCCGTCTTACAAGATGGAGCCGTCTCAGCTTCTCGTCGCTCAGGCTAGAGAGTCTAGGTCCATCGTCCGCGCTGCCAACTTCCGCCCCGAGAACATGATCTTCCCTCGGGAGACGCTGATCTCCGAGCGGAGCGGCGGGGGAGCCAGCAACTACGACATCAGGCGCGGATGAACTATCCGGCGTTCGTTGGTGCTTCGTACGAGAGTCAATCCCGCATCGCGGACGTGGAGAGGCTTGTCAATCGGTACGTCGAGAAAATGGAAGTGCAGGGCACGACATCACGATCGGCCCTCTATCCCGTTCCCGGCGTTACGTCTCTCTTCACTTCCACTGACGCGCCTGGTAGAGCGCATTGGTGTGAGAGCGGACGGGAATTTGCTGTCCAGGGTACGTCTCTAATCGAGTTCGACGTGAATGGGTTCGGAACGTACCGAGCAACCGTCGCACTTGACGAGCGGCCGGCGCAGATTGTTAGCAATGGTGACGGCGGGGATCAACTCCTCGTGATCTCCGGAAAGCACGCCTACGTCTACGACCTGACGGCCAACACACTAACGGAAATTGCATCTCTCAGCGGCAAGGCCACGCAGTGCGGGTACCTGCACGGTTACGGGATTGTTCTGGATTCCGCGACGTCAACGTTCTACATCTCGGCCCTGCTCGACTTCACGACATTCACCACAGGTACGGACTTCGCGCAACGGTCTACCGTGTCTGACGCCTGGGTGGCGATGGCGGTCAACGGCATCTATCTCATGCTGTATGGAGAGAAGACTTCCGAGGCATGGTACGACGCCGGGACCGCTTCGTTCCCCTTCGCTCCGCATCCTTCTGGCCTGACGCTCTACGGCTGTGCCGCCTCCTTCTCTTGTGCTGTTGGTGAGGGGCACGCCTTCCGTCTGGGTCAGTCCTCCATCGGTCAGAGGTACGTACTTCACGCCTCCGGGTTCGCGGATGAAGTGGTATCCGATCTCCCCAGGCAGGCAACATTCGATTCGTACCGTGTCGTATCCGATGCGCAAGGCGAAATCATCAATTGGCGCGGGCATGTCTTCTATCTCCTCACGTTCCCGGCCGCGGACATTACATGGGCGTACGACCTCACTGGTAACTACTGGTTTGAATGGCGATCGTGGATTTCGGAAAACCACGCCTTCACAGTATGGCGTCCGCGTTGGCACGCGATGGCCTTCGGCCAACACAGGATCCTCGATTCACAGACGGGCTCGCTCTACAAGCTCGATGCCACAGTGTTCCTCGACGTGGACAGCCGTCCGCTGAGATGGCTTCGTGTGGCTCCGGAACTCTCGGCCGCGAACGAACTGATTCAGTTTGCCCGGTTCGCTCTTGGTATCGAAACGGGCGTGGGAACCGAGGCCACGGGGCAAGGCGAGGATCCGACCGTGATGATGCGGTACTCGGACGACTCGGGACAGAACTGGTCCGCAGAGCAACAGAGACGCCTAGGCAAGGTTGGGGAGTACTCGACCATCGTGGAATGGTGGAGGCTCGGAGCGGCGAGACATCGCGTCTTTGAGGTGAGCGGGTCTGACCCCGTTCCTATGCGCATCGTGGATGCGTTCCTGGACTTCGGCCAGCCCGTGAGAGCGCTTCAGGGGGCGAAGTAATGTCTTCTAATCCCCTTCCCCTGCCTTCGTACGAGCCTCTGATCGTCAAGAAGGATCGATCCCGCTATCCGAATCCCAAGGACGTGGACCCTCGTGAGGGGTTCATGGCTCAGAGGTGGCAGGAGTACTTCGACCGCCAAGCTCAGGCCCAGGCGGATGCGTCTGTCAGAGAGAGCGCAGTCAGGCTCTTTGATCAGTCCGCGAGTATTGCTGCCACGGATATGTCTGACTCCGCGCTGGCTTCCGGGACGTACGAGGTATTGATTTTCGCCACGGTGACTCAAGCGCCCGGAGTGTCATACAGCCTTCAGGTGGATATTGACTTCGTTTATCGGTCGGTGTCGAAGAAGGCGCTGGGGACTGCCATGACCACGCCGAACACTGTAGCGGCGTCGTTGTGTGTTGTGGTGCCTATCCTTGTCGATAACGCCTCACCGGTTCGGTACACGGTCACTTACGTGAGCGTCGGGGCTCCGGTGATGAAGTACGACCTAAATCTAATTCTCCGCCGGGTGAGCGCGTGATGGAACGAATCCTTCCGGAGGAAGAGTGGCCCCGCCTTCCCGGTGAAGCGGCGAAAGCCTGGGAGACGTTCGGCCCGGAGACGCGCGTCTTCGTTGTCGAGGATCGCGGCGAGATTGTAGCTACGTGGGCGGCCATCCCCACGGTTCACATGGAGTGCCTGTGGGTGAAACCGTCTCACCGTGGATTGGCCGGTGTCGTCCTGCGCCTCTTCCGTGGACTCCGAGAGATCGCGGCCGAGTTCGGAGTGGCGGGCGTAGTCACGTCGTCTCTGTCGCCTACCGTCACTGATTTGATTCGACGTTTCGGGGGCACGCCGCTTCCCGGAGAAATGTTCGTGTTGCCAATCGAGATCGCACGGCCCGCCAAGAGGGCCGGGGAGGAAGCATGCCTGCCGCAGTAGCCGTACCCCTCGCCGTTGCTGCCATCGGAGCCGGTGGGGCGGTGGCAAACGCCAAGATCCAGTCCAACGCCGCCAAGCGGGCGGCAATGGCCCAGCAGCAAGCCGCGACGCAGGGGATCGACTATCAGAAGGGCCGCGACGCGATCGCTGACTCTCGCTACGACAAGAAGTGGCAGATGTATCAGCAGGCGGTGGCCGACTACCAGCGGCGTCATGGTGGCGGCGGTGGGCCGGGCGGGGTGTCGATCCCGAACCTGATCCATAGCAGCGGCGGTGGGCAGGTGCCCGTGTCCCTCGCGGATCTGGTGAATGGCCAGCAGGGCGCAGCGGACAGCGGACAGCAGGCGCAGCCGGGCTCGATCGCGGACACGGCGGGCGGCTGGAACGACTGGCAACGGTACGGAGCGTAGGAGAACGTCATGGGATTGCTTGATTCGTACCGACCATACACAGAGAACCTTGACCCGGCCGGCGGGAGTGGTCCGGGTGGGAACGACGGTGGATACAACCCTCCTCCTCCGCCGACTCCTCCTCCTCCGCAGCTCACCGGCGGCATCTCGCCCTTCGGCGCTCCGGCTACCGGCGGTGGTGGTGGCGGTGGGGGTGGGACCAACAACGACTTCGGGGACTTCGGATTCGGTCCTGTTCCTGGCTTCAATGGGCCGGAGTTCACGCCTCCGAGCGCCGACGACCTGAACACGCCCGGTTATCAGGCTCGGCTCTCGGCTGGTGAACAGGCTTTGCAGCGCAGCGCTGCATCAAAGGGCCTCGTTCGTTCGGGTGGAACGCTAAAGGATCTGATCGAGTACGGTCAGAACTTCGCGTCCAACGAGTATAACAACTCGTTCAATCAAGCCCTCCAGGCGTACGGAACGCGCTATCAGCTTGCCAAGGACAAGTACGCGCCTCTCCTGGCGCAGTGGGATCTTCTCTCGAAGGCTCAAATCCAGAAGATGCTCGCGCAGTACAACCGCGGCACGGTCTGGAATGCTCCACACGGTGGGGGCGGTGGGGGAGAGCCTTACCCCGATCCTAACCTCTTCGGTCTCTAATGGCTGAGCGCTATCCGTACCCCGGATCGTTCCTTGGGAATGGGGGCGGGGGTTCGTCCGTCGCGGATCTCATCATGCGCAGCGGAGCGGCGAGGGCCGATGCCGAACTCCGCGGGGCGTCAGGGTGGGGAGACGCTATCGGAGGTATCACCCAAGCTCTCTCGGGAGGGCTTCAGCAGTACCAACAGCAGAAGGATCAAACGAAGGTCCAGTCCGCTATCCGTGCGGCCGTCAGCGGTCAACGTCAGACGCCCGGCATGGACGCGAACGGGAACCCGACGCCGGAAACAACTCCCGGCGGGGACATCAATGCGATTCTCGGCCAGCTAGATCCTAGACTTCATGGTCAGTTCATGAAGGGCGTTTCCGACTGGAACGACATGATCGGGAAGCGGCAGGAGCGCGACCTTCAGATTCAGAAGCTCCAGAGCGAGATCAAGGACCACCAGGAAAAGAAGCAGCAGGACGATCTCAACGCCCTAGCCGTGGGCGCCCATCACGTCTCACAACTGTTTGACACGGCCCAGCCCAACGCCGCTCTCATCGGAGCCAACGGTCTATATGCTGCGGCCAAGGCGAACGGCCTCGCTGACGATTCCATGGACACGTTCATGTCCGGGGCTAATGACGCATGGCAGGCCGCGAAGGGCGACCCGAAGCGCGAGGCGGCGTTTATGGACGCCTTCAAGCAACAGGCGGGGCCGATTCTTTCGGGTTTGATTCAGCGCGGCGACGCGACGACGCAAGACAAACTCAAGCCAGAGAAGCCGGTCTCTCTGAGCGAGGGCGCGGTTCTCGTTGACCCGGTGACGGGTAAGAAGATCGCGGAGGGGGCGCCGAAGCCGGAGACGCGCTCGCCTGAGGTTCAGCGCGCGGAGGCCATCGCCCAAGGAAATGCTCCAAGAGCGGCGAGCCTACTGACACAGATCGGTCAGGATGCCGCGGCGAGACGGGATCCGAACGTTGCGGCGGCAAGGGCGGATGCGGCGGCGGCGCGCGAGACGGCCCGCAACGATACCCGCGCGGACAAGTCCTATCAATTCAACTCTGCCGAACTGGAGCGCACAGCGAAGCCCCTGACCGATCAGGCGGAGCGGTTCGGGCGTCTCGTCACGACGATCAACCAAAAGACCCCGCAGGCGGATGCTCTGGTTGCGCCGGAGCTGCTGACTGTCATGGCTGGCGGTTCGGGATCTGGCTTGCGCATGAACGAGGCCGAGATTTCGCGCGTGCTCGGCGGGCGGACGAACCTTGAAGGCGTCAAGGCGGCGCTCAACAAGTGGCAGTTGGACCCCTCGAAGGGCCTGAGTATTACGGACGCGCAGCGGAGTCAGATTCAAGCCCTCATCGGGGACATGCACGACCGGATCAGTAAGAAGGCTGCGGCATTGGACGAGGCGAGAACGGCGCTTTACAACACGGACGATCCGACGAAGCACCGCGAGATCATGGCGAACCTAAAGCGGACCCTTGCGGATCCCGGAGAGACCGGAGGGCCGAAGAAGGTCACGTCTAAGGCTGATTTCGACGCGCTGCCATCGGGAACGGAGTTCATCGATCCGACTGGACAGAAGAGGCGCAAGCCCTAATGGCTGAGTGGTGGGAATCCGCTCCGCTCGTGGATGAGCCAATGCGCCCGATGGTTGCGCATACGCCGACGTCCGCCGGTAACTGGTGGGAGTCTGCCCCCAAGGTGGAGGAGCCTGCCCCGCGCGAGGTAATGAACTATCGGGGCCTGCGCATCGCTCGGCAGGGGGACAAGGTTGAAGTTAACCCCACGGCCACGGATGAAGATAAGACCGAACTGCTAAGGCAGAGCGGCGAATACCTCCCGGCAATGGCTTCTCTTGTCGCACCCCACGCCGCCACTGGAACGGCAGCGCGGATCTTGGCGAGTCCCTACACCTGGGGGGCCGTCTCTGGCGGGCGCGAACTACTCAAAACCGGCGACCCCATCCGGGCCGGAGTTGCGGCGGCAGAGGGCTACGGCGGGGCGAAGATCGCGGGGCCGGTCGTAGGCAAGGTGCTAGGCGCGCTCCGTGGCAGGGCGGGCCAAATGGCGGCCGAGGCAGTCCCGGCCATCGAGAAGGCTGTCGGGGAGGCGGCGCCGACCGCGGAGGCAGACATCCAGGCCCTCGTCCAGAAGATGCGGGATCCGAGCACGCCTCTAACGGGACGCCTCGCCGCGCGGAGAGCGCTCGATGCGGCCGGCTGGAAGATGGAGGCCACGGCGCCCGCTGCGGCGGAGGCCACGGCGGCGAGTGCGCCCGCTGCCGCTCCGGTTGAGCAGTACGTGGCGCCGCCCCCGCGACCCACGCCCCCGTTCGTAGAGGATGCCGCGCCCGTCGCTCGGAAGGCAGTCCCCATTCCCGCGAAAGGCAACGTCAAGCCCGCGACGGTCTACGCTCCGACTCCGGTCCAAGGACCGAAACCTCTGACCGAGGCGCAGACTGTTCTACGAGGGAGGCAAGAGGAAGCGGCGAAGGCGGCGGGTGTGGACATCGGAGAGGCATTCGGGACCACCACGAACACGCCGCCGAAATCAGGCCGACTGGCATTGGATACTGATGTGGTGACGGGCCGCAAAGAAGTGCCATTCAACAGCGTCCAAGGCCAGAAATACCATCTAGCGGACCTATTGGACGAACAAAAGAGCGTGCGTGGCTGGATCCAAATGCATGCGCGCGGCTATGCAAAAGAGGGAATGCCGGCGGTACAGGAACTCTATAAGAGGGATGACATTGTAACTGCGGAGATCAAGGCGACAGAGGAGCATATTGCAGCCCTCGGCGCGGGCATGAAAATCGCGGCAAGGGCTACGCCCGCGACCGAACAGGCGTCCGAGGGCGCACTGATGACACGGCTCCGGGCCTCCGTGATGATGAAGAAAGACCCGATTGGATTGGTGAACGAGGTGTCCCAGAAGGCGGCGGAGCTTACTCAGAGTGGCCTTAGCCGGGAGAAGGTTGGCGCGGCGATCGAAGAACTGTACGGCCTGACTCCGGCGAAGATCAAACAGATGACCGACGCTGTGACTTTTGCTCAGGGGTTGAAATGAACTCATTGAGCAGAGTCCCACCGAACCCGACCGCAAAGACCAGAAACAGCAACGTCCGCCCTTGCGTGTACAGCGTGTCGAGCATGAACACCGCGATCAGGAACCCGAGACCGGGCACCCGTCGAAGGGCCATGTCCGCCCGCGTGAACCAGTCGAAGCGGGGAGGATTCATCTTGTCCATCGGCAGCACGTCTGCGGGTCGTTCTACCATGACTTACTCCTTCGTGTTGAACTGCTTCGGAAAGCACTTCATGAGAACCAAGACGCAACCGCCGAGAACGGCCCACGCCACCGCGACCTCTAACGACTCGAAGATGAGGACCGCGAGAACGGTGACGCCCAAGGCCAGCATGTCCGCGAAGGTAATCCGGGGCGTTTCGCTTGACTAGCGGAGAAAGGGCGAAAGCCTTGTTTCAGCCCGAGAAAGTGTCACAACCGGAAAGAGGGGGATTTGTGCGTAGTCTGAGCCGTTTTACCGTCGTCTTCCTGATCGGCCTCCTAGCCTTCTCTCCGCTCCATGCGGCGACGGGGACCATTGCCCCCTTCCCCAAGCACGTCTTTCTGAACAACAGCGGGCTACCCTGTGTGGGCTGCAAGCTGTTCACGTACTCCGCCGGTACGACCACAAAGGTCAACAGCTACACCGAAGTCACGCTCAGTTCCGCGAATACGAATCCGATCGTCTTGGATTCGGCGGGTAGAGCAACCATCTTCCTGACGCCCGGAATCTCGTATAAGTTTGTCCTGGCGCCTTCCACGGACACAGATCCTCCCATTGCTGCAATCTGGACGGTTGATAACGTGGACGCGGTTCCTTCCAACGCAAGTAACGTGGATGTGCTCGCCGTTGCTGGAGAAGCGTTCTCGGCCGGAGATGCTGTCTATGAGTCGGACGGTCAGGGATCCAGGACGGCCGGGAGTTGGTACAAGATGGACGCCGACTTCGCCTACGCCTCCACGGAGGCCCCGGTAATCGGCATCGCTCTAACCGCGGCGGCTGGCATCTCCACGATTGCCACCGTTACCACATCCGGGCGCGTCGTGAATCAAAGCGGCTTGGCTCAGGGATCTATGTACTACGCTTCGGCCACGGCGGGAGCTTTGACGTCCACGGCACCCACGCTGGCCCGAGCCGTACTGTTCGCGGCTGGTTCCACGTCCGGCAACATCGCGCGAGACGGGTATCCCAAGTTCGCCTATCCTCCGGTGGGAGTCCCGACGTACGCGAGACAGACGGCTAACGTCACGAAGAACAATAGCACCGTGTTTGGTGATCTCACGGGTCTGTCGTTCACGGTTGGAGCATCTCAGACGTGGGACTTCCGCTATACGCTGTTTTGCACGTCTGCTGCCGCTGCGGATATCAAGTTCACCCTGACAGGTCCGGCGGCACCCACGGCTATCCGGTACGGCCTTCTGGGAAGCGACGGTGGATCCTCGACGGCCTTTTCCACCGCGACAACCATGTCAACGCTCGGCACAGTGGAACAGACGTTGACTCTTGCGGGCACGCTGAGAAACGGCACGACGGCAGGAACCGTCCAGATTCAAATGGCGCAGAACATCGCGGACGTATCCAACACGATTTGTAGCACCGACTCCGCCGTGATCGCTTGGCGCATCAACTAGGCTTGACAGCCCGGCTTAGAATCGCTCCGTGGAAACTGACCGCCGCTCGTTCGTCGCATCGTTGCTGGCCTCGCCGCTTCTGACGCTCCGTCCTCCGGTGATGGGTGTTAGACCGAGCCAGCCCAAGTTCTCCCGGACTCAATGGGGTACGGATCCCCAACAGGTCGTAGACCACTACGCGGCCACGGGAACATCCAAGGGGCATCTCGTCCTCGTTCATGGCGGGGGGTGGACCACAGGGACCACCCAACACGGCATCATCCCGTTCTATGCTCCTCTAGCTCAGTCTGCCGGATTCGACGTGACCTCGGTCGGGTATCGCCTCGCCGGTCCCTATGTGGATTGGCACGTTCAAGTCCAAGACATCCTCGCGGGGATCGCCTACGTCAGGACGAGCCTCGGAGTGAGCGGACCTCTACTCATGATGGGGGAGAGCGCTGGGGGGCACCTAGCGGCCATGGTGGCTCTAGGTGGGGCTTGTATCGTCCCCGTCGCAGGATTGATCTCCCTGTACGGAGTCCTTGACCTACAGGCGATCGACGCGGACTGTCCTGCCCATACATGGTCAACGGACGAAAACGCGATGCTAGCCCTTCGCTACTGTCTCGGGGGCTATCTCCCGTGGGAGGACTGGTACGTGTCGGCTTACGCTTCTCCCGTCTACCTCGCTCAGGTCACGACGGCGGAAGTCCCGAGAGTCCTCCTCGTCCATTCCACGGACGACCCCCTCATCGGAGCGGAGCAGTCGAGACGGTTGCAGAGGGTGTTAGCCGGCCGACCGGGGGTTAGCGTGAGTCTTCTGGAGCTGCCTTGGTCCGACCATGGGGGGGTGAAGTTCCAAGCCCCTCCCGTGTCCAACCTCGTCATGTCCTTCCTCGCGGCGGCCGTTCTATAGGCGGGGAAGTGACGGCCGGTGCGGCATTTCACAAAGGCCGCAACCCAAGGAAGCGTACTCCACCGCTATTGGGCCAGGACGCCGGCCGCCACGAGTAACTATCGCAAAAGTGGATAGTTCACGGCGCGAGCCTTGTCACGGCCTTTCAAAGTGTCACAAGGCCGGTGGCTAGCCAGCACTGGCCGGACTAGATTTCAGGTCGGCGTTGGGGCGGCTGACGTGCGGGCCGTCCATACCTGACATCGCCCTATTTATTTCTCTTGCCACATCAACTGGAGGCGCGTAGTGTGCGTTTGGAAAGAAATGTGGTTGGTGCCGCCGAATTCGCTTGACAGCCTGGCTAGCCCAGATTATCTTTGGCTCGTGAAGGCCAAGCCGGTCGAGCTAACCAACGAGCAAGTCCATGGGATCCGCCGGAGCCTGGGCATGACCCAAATCGAGTTCGGGGACCTCATCGGCGTAACCATGATGACCGTCTCCAGGTGGGAACGGGGATTCACCAAGGTCTCCGACGCCTACTCCACGACGATCCGTACGCGGGTCGCCGAGTACAAAAAGAAGGTCGGATGACTGAAACCCATGGGCCTGACTCAAACTCGCGTCAGTCTGACATAAGTCCGGCAGATATTCGCCATCTTTCCGATTTGCCGCCGCAGGACGCTCAGGGATCTAGCGTTACGCAGCTTCCGAGAAGATATCTAACGTCAAGTGACTCAATCACTTGCGGAGATAGCGGTCCCCTAGCAGGTGACGCCACCCGAGTTAAGGTCGGTGCTGCTGACACGCACAGAAAGGCTAGTCAGAAAGCCGGAGACGGCACTGTAGAAAGTAGCGGTAAGTGTCAAGTTAGCAGCCGCAATGCGGATACGCAAGTCCTTGTCATCCGGCCCGGCGTGGACGTGCTCGTGGATGCCGCGGATTACGAGAGGCTCTGGCCTGAGGGCTGGTACTTGCTCGTCACCAAGCAGGGCAAGCGGTACGCCGTGGCCCACATTGATGGGCGGCTGGCGTACATGCACCGCGAAGTGCTCAGCGGGCTCGTTGCCGGCCGAGCGCAGGTAGACCACAAGAACGGGAACACCCTCGACAACCGCCGCGAGAACCTCCGCGTAGCGACGCCGAGCCAACAGCGCGCGAACAGTAAGAAGCGTCGCGGGTCGGCCTCACCCTACAAGGGCGTTTACGTCCGTGGGGATCGGTTCCTCGCAAAGATCAAGCGCGCGCACATCGGCACCTTCCGTACCGAGGAAGCCGCCGCCCGCGCCTACGACGCCGCCGCCCTGATCGAATTTGGCGAGTTCGCTCGCCTCAACTTTCCGGTTAACGCCCTGCCCTCGGAAACCTCCCCGGGGGCAGGGCAAGGAGGTATCGCGTGAGCCCTGCCGAAATCATGCATTTCCCCGCCACGATCCCCGACTCCGTGCCGGAGGTTCTTGCCCCCGCCGACCATCCATCACCGCAGGGGCCTCCGGTCGTTCTCTGCAATGGCCCCACGGGACCGTGCGTGCTGGAGCTTGGTCACGGCGGCGACCACATCCGCCCTCTCCGTACGACGGAGGAGGACGTGATCGCGGGTATCCGTTCCCTCAAGGCAGAGAACGAGGCGTTGCGCCGGCAGCTTCGTCTGGCCGCGGATCTCCTTCGGGCCGTCCCGGCATACGGCAATCCGGGCCGGGCCTTCCGTCAGCACGTGTGCGACGACTCCGACGCCTTGCTCGGGGCGTCCAAGTGAGCCGCGGTGTGAGTGCCCGCGCTTGGTTCTACGGGCCGGAGGGTTTCGGCAGCACGCGCGGCTCCTTCCCTTCGTCCGAGACGGTGCGCAAGACCGATGAGTCCATGCGGCTGACCGACGCCGGCCGCTGTCCCTTCTGCAAGTCCAAGGTTCCTTTCGGTGAGCAGTGCCCGTGCTGGAACAAGGAGAACGACTAATGGCGAACTGGCCCTTGACGCCGAACGTGGACTACATCTCAAGCCTCGTCTTTGAACGGGAGGCCAAAGCCGCCATCAGCAAGGCGGCGGATGCGGGCTTCGAGGATCCCGACCGCGCCCGCGAGTTCCTACACCGTGTGGTTGCTCTGTGTTCGGACCAGCTCGTGAGAGTGGCGAGACACGAGAGGGAAGCCGACGACAGAGCCAGAGAGGAGCGGGAGACGAGCGTCCCGCCGTACAGCGCATGAGAGCGCTCTTTGAACTCGCCGGGATGTTGGGCTGCCTGTGTTTCGCGCGGGATGTATGGCGCTCACGGGAACGGCCGATGGACAAAGTGACCGTTGCGCTCCTGACCCTGTTCTGTATGTGCGAGGCGCTGATCTTGTTCGCGAAGTTCTTGGAAAGGATCGCGTCATGACCCCCGCCGCCCTGGCGATCATCGGATTCTGGATCGCGGTCCTCATAGCGGCTTTGGTAGTCGTGACCATGGCTATCTGTTCGGGAGACTCCGAGGAGATGGGACGTGTGATTCCGGGGAGGTGGAAGTGAGCGACTGGAAAGAGCGGCTAGAGGCGGTGGCGACTCTGGCGAACCGTCCCCGGCCGATGGACGGCGAAGTCTACTGCGCCAATCGGACGTGCGGGAATCGCAGGTTGAACCGTACCGATCTGACGTGCTGGGTCTGCGGCGCTGACAAGTTCATCCCGGCATCCGAGGAGATGCTGGCGTCGAATCGCTTCACCTTTGTCAAGCCGCCGCGCCGCGAGGAGTCAGCGCCGAAACCGGCGGTGCAAACGAGCCCGCAGGTGTCGCAGGCATGGCAGAAATACTTTGCATCCCCTGGCTCTGTTCTCTATCCGCCTCAGACCGCGCTGCCAGCACAGGCGACGGCGGCGCCCCAGACGTATGCCGATGTTCTGAAGCAGTACCAACACGAGTATGAGAAAGCCTATCAACGGGCGGCGCAGCGAATCGCCCCTGTTGTCGGCGTCGCACCGGCGACCGACGAAGAGCACGTTATCAGAGCGGGGGAAACAGTAACGGTTCGCATTGATCCAGACCCGCCCAAGCGCTCGTTCGTGGATCGGTTTTGGGGTCGGTTCGGGCTGTGATGCGCACCCTGCTTTTGTGCCTGATCGCGGCGCCCGGCTCGTTCACCGTCCTGCTCCTGGCTATTCGTTCCTTGGTCCGCGTGGCGAGACGTGAACGTCAGGAGGACGAGGACCACGCCCGGAAGATCCGCATAGCCTCCGAATACGGACTCATGGAGGACGCGATTGAAAGGCGGTCGGTGATGCCGCCGCCGGAGCCTGAAACGGGTACGAGCGTACCCAATCCGGGAGCGGTCAAGAGAGATCCCGACGCACCGACAAGCACGTACACGAAAGGAATGAACTGATGGGCCTCCGTTTCATAGGTTCGCTTTGGGTTTCCAAGGCGGGCCAGAAGTCGAAGCTGAACGGCTACTTGGACGGGCCGAACAGGACGCGCGGCGAAAGGATCGTCGTGATTCCGAACGAGAAGGCCACGGGCGAAAACCGCCAGCCACAGTACCGCCTCTGTGTCCAGGAGGACGAGGCGCCGAAGAAAGATGCCCCGCCTCCGGATGGAGCATTCGGAGATTTTGACGAGCCCCCGTTTTAGCGCCGCCCCAGAAGGCCGCGCGAAGGAGGATTGAATGCAGCGAAGCGAATCTATCAAGGCCCTGGCCAAGGCACTGGTCCTCGCCAAGTCCGAGATGGAAGCCCCGACGAAGGACAAGACGAATCCTCATTTCAAGAGCAAGTACGCCGACCTCGCCTCCCTGAAGTCGTCGTATCAGGGCGCGTTGACGAAGGCCGGTCTCAGTGTGGTCTCGGCGCTCGGCCTGAAGGACACCGTTCTGACCCTCACCACGACGGTGGTCCACGCGGACACGGCCGAGTTCATGGCCTCTGACTTCCCGATCCCGGCCGGATTGAAGGCGCAGGAGATCGGCTCCGCCGTCACCTACGGACGCCGCTACAACGTGTCCTGCCTGTTGGACATCGTAGCGGAGGACGACGACGACGGGAACGCGGCCAGCTCGCCCAAGGCCCCGGAGAAGAATCCCAAGATCGAAGCGCGCGCGCCCGTCACCGAGGCCCCCAAGCCCTCCGAACTCACCCAAGACGAGCGGACGAAAATCTCGTACCTGGCCAAGACGAAGGGCATTACGAAGCAGGACGAGTTCGCCGCCTTCCTGTCGAAGCTCTGTCCCGTCGCTCGTACCACTTCCGAACTCTCCAAGAGCGAATACGTCTCGGTCTGGGACGCTCTCTCTGCTATGCCGGATGTCAAGAAAGCGAGTGCGGCGTGACGAAGCGCGAACGCAAGAAGTTGGAACGCGACCGCCGCTATCGAAGGATCCGGGTGCAGGGCGAATCCTACAAGGGCCGCGGAACGAAACGCCTTCTGCGCGCAGCGGAGGCCGCATGACCCGCTCCGACCTCGCCCCCCTCTTGATAGCCCTGCACGACCTACAGGACAAGATCACGCTCGATAAACGGCACTGCTACCGGATGAACAAGCAGACGGTTCCGGGAGTGACGACGGTTATCAAGACCATGGACGCCCCTGCGTTGGACGCCTGGAAGGTGAGAGTACAGGTGGAAGGCACGGCGCGGGCGGCCATGAGAAATCCGCCCCCGAACTTCTATGACTACACCGACGAAGAGGCGCCGATGGTCGAGGCGATGTACGTGGACAAGCTCGTCCAGATCGCCAAGAAGGAGTTTGAACACGATCGTCTCGCCAACGAAGCCGCCGACGTAGGTAAGCAAGTCCACGCCCTCATCGAACATGCAGTAAAGGAACAGCTCGGCCAGGAGACGAAAGCCCCGGAGGCGACGGATGAAGCTTTGTTCATCTTCGCTGGGTGGAGGGAGTGGGCGGAGTCGGTAGGACTTGAGCCCCTTGCGGCCGAGGCGCGGCTTTATCACCCGCTGGCGGAATACTGCGGAACCGCAGACCTGATCGCGCTGGTCGAGGGTAAGCCCGCAGTTCTCGACTGGAAACCGCAAGTTCGCCTATACCCGGAGCGCCGGATGCAAAGCGCCGCCTACCGTCAGGCCCTAGTGGAGATGGGCTGGCCCGACATGGAGGGATATATCGTGGCCCTTCCGAGGGACGGCGGGGAAATCGAAATGGTTCCGATCGGCCCGACGCGGGATGACTACGGGGCGTTTCTCAACTGCCTTGACCTGTACCGCTGGTTGAAACAGTTGCAGCGTGCGGAGCGGAAGGCCGCGAAGGACGACGAGGCCGCATAGATGGCAAGAATTGTCGAATTGATCCTGACAGATGAACTGCGCGGCAAGGGAGAGCCCGATTTCCCCTATCGGCGCGTGACGCAACTGTTCTTCAAGGACGGCACTCTCTGCTGCGAGTGGGATCCCGCACCGCCGGCCGGTTGGCAAGGCCCGGAGAATCCCAATTTCGACCCCGGCTGCCATGAAAACTAGCCCCCAGTCTATTAAATCGCGTCGAAAAATAGGCTCCGGTCTATTAATCGCGTTTGCCATGCTGGCGCTGGCCTGCGACCCGCCGCCGCCGCCTATTCCATCCGACCCGCCTGTGTCATCCGTGGAGGGCGAAGCCCGCTACGAGATCCGAAGCCTCACTTGCGACTATCCGGGCTTCTGCGCCAAATGCGGCCTGACATTGAAGGGAAGGTTTGAATGCAGCGCCGGGTTTTGGCGGAACTGCCCCGGTCATCAGGATACCA